TGCCGGGGTTGATATTACTTCTTTTAATATATCTAAGAGTTTCATAAATAAAAAAGCCCTCTCTAATAAATAGGAGGGCTCTTATAGATCCGTTAATTAGATTAGAAGTTCAATACAGCGTAGTCAAATCTTAGACTTACTGAAATTTCCTGATGTGCAGCACCTTCATCCCAACTTAGCTCAGAGAAAGTAGCTGTTTTAGCATAAGCACCTTTAAGCACCCATTCAGAAACAATATCTCCTACAGGTCCTAAAATATCAATGGTTACGTCTTTCTTATAGAAGTCTGAATATCCATCTCTACCGGTTACTGATTCGTGTCCTAAACGAATCCACTCCATTACTGCCTGTGCACCAGAAGGGGTAATTGGATCAAATAAAGTCATATCAAGATCTGACCAAGTACTTCTACCTTTAATCTTACGTTGAACGTTAATGTGGTTTAAGGTTATATCTTCTGATTCTATCACTACCGAACCTACTCCTTTGATAAAGTATGAAGGAATTCCATCCACATACATTATAAATCGATTTTTCTGTTTAGGTTCAAAGGCGGTGAAAAATATTTCGTTTGGATCTAATACTGCCATGTTTTTATTCTTTTAATCTATTATAAATATCTTCGTTTAAATTAATTATCCTGGGAATGTAGCTCCTGTTGGTAAAATGTTGAAGTCTAAGTAGATGAATTCTGCAGTCTTAGTAGGTTGTAAGTAAATTTGACCTACTAATTGGTTTCTGTCGATTACATCTGCTGTGTTATTACTATCATCCATTACTACCTTGAAAGCGTAAAGTCCCTGTCTTTGTTGAACTGATTCTAAGTAAGGATTAACCTGAGCTAAGAATTGGTTTCTAGTTGCTAATGTATTCTGCTCGAATAGTAAGTTTCTAGATACTTCAGAGATATAATTCTTTAAAGTAATCAACAATCTTCTAACATTTACTCTATCTAAAGCAGAAGCTCTAGTCTGTAAAGTTTTCTGTCCAAATACTACCAATCCTGTGTTAGGGAAGGAAGCAATTGGGTTAACTTTACCGTCATATAAGTCATCTCTTTGACCTTGAGTTAGCTTTCTTTCTGCTTGTATTGCGGTAGCTAAAGCTCCTCTGTTAAATCCAGCAGGTGCAAACCAAGTCTCAGAAGTACTATCGTTATAAGCAAATACTGAAGGTACTAAAGTAGAAGCAGGCACCCAAACGTTGTTTCCAGAATATGGGTCTGGTGTTTGAATCCAAGGCCAATACATTGAAGCATAAGAACTGTTTCTGGTTGCTGCTTCTGTAGTAGCAGAAGTTACTGTTGCTCCGTAAGCTGTTGGATCAATTACAAGTAAGTGATCTTGTCTCTCTGTAGCAGTATTAATCAAGGTTGTGATTGTGCTTGAGTAAGCAGTGTTGTACAATCCAGGCACTACCATAGTGTTATAAGCATATTCATCCTTATTTGCTAGTAAAGCTAAAGCAGTAGTGTAGTTATCTGCAACAAGTCCTTGGGTATCTAGATTGCTAATATTCTGGTAGAATTTAGCTTCTCTTCCGTTAAACGGTGTTCCAGTTGCTCCACCAAAAGATCCAGAAGATGCTGCAGGTATTGAACCGGTTAAACTAGCCTTAGCAGTTCCATTATTATCAAAGAAATTTGGCGTTGTATAGTTAACTGCTGATACTGTTACGAATTGGCTCTTATTAGGATAAGACCCAGAAACTTGTATGTATGTTGTTCCATCTCCGTCGGTAACTACTGTTTGAGTCTGATCTCCAATAGCCCGGGCAATATAATTAGGTTGTGTTGGGTCTAAAGAAAGATTAGGCCAAGTCTCTAAAACAACTTTATTATTGGTATTATCATCTCCTCTTCTAATTAAGAGTGTAAAGGTTCCTAAACTACGATTTACTCCTGATATCTCCCATCTTAAGTTATCCTTACTTCCTGATGGTAGTATTCCTCCATCACCTTCAGTAGAAGTACTATTCATAATAGTACCTTCAGAAGGAGTTTTAAGTTCAAAAGGACTAAGTCCAGTTGTAGGACCTCCAGAACCAGTAGGGATGAGGCTAGATGTAGCTGCAGTAAAGGATCCTGATGCTACTCTGGTTACCAGTAAGGTTTCTCCTCCGTTTTGGAAGTAATTATACGCTGTAATTGAAGTAAAATAGGTATAGTAGTTTGAACCAGATAAAGCTTGTTTTCCAAACTTACTTTCAAATTCACTAAACGATGTTACTAACGTAGGTATGTTAACAAGTCCTCTTGCAGTTGGTCCAACAATTGCTGCTCCAATTGCAGGCGGCTGTTGGGTCAAGAAGGATTGATCATTCTCTCTTGTTAAAATACCAGGTGATAATAAAGTTTCTGCCATTTTTGTTTTCTTTAAATAGTTGTCTAATATAAATAGGACTTAGATTTGCAAAAAGTCTAAGTTACAAACCTACTTTAAAGCTTAAGTTCTCAGTAAATACTGTAGTACTTCCATCTAAGGTTGTCTTAAGTAGTACTGTATAGTAACGTTCTGGCTGTAAACCATTCATATAAACGTCGAAGTAATTTCCGCTAGAATAACAAGATACTTTTGTGTAGTTGGTGTCAAAATCTATAACATACTCGTCTGTATCTAAATCTTTGATAGCGTAATATGTATTTTGAGGTAGTGCGTAATTAGTTGTGTAAACCGAACTAGTAGTAAAGGTTCTTGTTGGGTTTTGCGGTCTTACATTTAACCTAAATCGTTGAATTGATTCTGAATTGTAGGTTATCGGTCTATTTTTTAAAGTTACCACAGTATCTTGGGAAGTAACTGTTATTAGAGATCCTACTGAATAAGAGGAATCATCCCATTTAAAATCTAAAGAAGGTGGGTAAATTGTATTAGTGTCTACAGAAAAGTATTTTAATTCTGTTCTATAAGCTTTATTATCTAGAAATTCAAGAGATTCTGCTTGTTTAATTATAAAACCGTCGTTAGATAATCCTCCAGAATACCAAGTGAGTATAGTGTCTGTGACGTTTAAATTTAAATCTAAATCACTCCTATATGAAAAGGATGCAGATTGTACAACTGAAAGACCTAAACTAGAGCCGGTATACCAAGTTCCTCCTCCTTGATTTGACCCTGAGTAGGAGGCTGTTGCGTAGGTTCCAAAATTTGAAGTAGCCCAACTATTAGAACCGGAGTTATTAGTCCATGTCCAAGATACTCCGTTGGTTGTTTGAGGGCTATCTAAATATTTACCTGTTCCGTTTTCCCAAGCTCCTGATACGGGGTAACATTCAACTGCTGTTTCTTGAGATAATCCGGTTACTTTTGCACTATAGAGGTTTAAGTTGGTTTTAAATGTTCCGGTTACTTTATTTTCTAAAACAGAAGTTATTTCCGAGGTTGGGAATTTAATCAAAGTACGTGAAACTTCAGGTGTTCCTCCTACAGGGTCTCCACCAGTTAAAGTATTAACTTCTAAAATTTCATCAATACCGGTATTCATTGAAGGGTATTCACTATATATAGTAGCATCTTTTTCCGGGAATATTTTGTACACTGCCATTGGTTATAAATATTTAGGTATCTGTAGATTGTATCTCTGATGTTATTATGGTAGATCCTTTAGAGAAAGATTTACGAGCAGCTACAATATCCTTATTAATAGTCTCCGGTACTAGGTAGCCGTTTAAGGTAATACTAAAGTTTGTTTTTATTAATCTTTCTTCTCCTTGATTTAAAGTTTCGTTATTTGTAAAGCTTTCAATACGGGCATGAAATTTATATCTTGCTGGATCTCCCCAGTAGGAATTAGTAGCATAATTAATACCTTCAATTACTTTATTCATCTGCTCAATATAATAAGTCCAAACTATACAATCATACTGCAATGTTACATAATCAGGAACAACTACTATATCATAAGAATCTACAGGTTGTCTGTTATTTAAAAGATCAAAACGGCTATAAGTATTACTTTTCTGATATCCTTTACCTACTACAGCGTAGTTTAGAGGAAAATTAGCATCAATTTTATTAGTTAACGCAAAATTATTTTCCATGCTAGTACGTCTAAACATAATAACCGGTGCCATGATTTTGCTATTCTTATCTCTATAATAACCGTCTTTTTGAACGGATTTCCATCTTTCAGGATTACCATAAACTACTGGTATGTTTTCTAAAACTCCGTTCTGATATACTTGAGGTTTTATAATATTATTAAAGTAGTAGTGTACTGCCTCATCTATATCCTGTATTCCGATTCCATATGTTCTACCCGGTTCATCTTTTAAAGTAATTTGCTGGGCTCTGTACGCTTTAGCGGTTGCTGGATCGTTAGGGTTGATAAAACGAGGAAGCGGTGTAACAGAACTATTAGGATTTTCTAACAAAGGGTCTTGTTTTGAGATTGAAATATCTCTTTGGTTCTTCGGTATAGGTTTTCTAATATTATCTGCCATTATCCTCTTTCTTTAGTTATTCCTATCTTATCTGCAGGAACAAGGTGGGTGTTACAAATTATAGATACAGAAGATCCAAATTGATTTAATCCTTCTGAGTAACTGTAGTCTGGTGATTTACCTACGAACAATTGGTTTTCTACTATTCCATCAATCTCGTAATAATTTTCATAATAGAAAATTACGTCTCCAACTTGTGCTACTAAATCTAAATCGACTAAATCCTGTCTAAAGAATGCAAAGTCTAAAGTTCTAGCCACATCTGGTCCCCATTCATCTGAGTTCCAGGTTTGATCTCCTCTGGTTACTAATGAATTTAATAAAACAGGTTCGTGAACAAATTTAGAAACTGCTTCTCCATACATATTAGTTCTAGAAGCACCGACAGTTATTTTATAATATCCTACCTGTTGGGTGATCACATCCCCAAGCAGTTCTCTGTTTATTGAGTTAAACAGTAAAATATCTCTCTGCCTTCCAAATAATGCCATTTACAGTTCATCTATTTTTTGAAGTCTCTTAAGACTGTATTTAAATTTTTTAAGCTCGGGAATTTTCTCCATTGCCAGCTTTTTAACTGTATCAAAAGTTTCCTGTCCGGGCTTGGTTGTTACAACTTTAATTTCCAAGATTCCTCTTGGTTCTAAATCTTCTTTATCTGTCTTATTGTTAACTACTGTAACATAAGGTAAAGAACGGATAATCTGAGCAATATCAGTTATATTAGTTTCGTCTGAGAATTCTATATAAGCATAAGTGTCATACATGCTGTATGTTAACTCAGATAGTATGTTTATTAATTTACTCATTATATGTTATCCAATATAAATAAAATATGGAGCTTGTGAAAGCTCTTTTTGTTTAAAGTCAGATTCTGCCGCTCTTCTTTCTAGAAGCTTCTCTCTTGAAGTCTCTTCCAGGTACCCTCTCAATCTTTCTACTAAGGCATTCTTTTCAGCCGTTCCTGCAGTGATAAGATCGGCATGATTTAGAGTAACTTCAGCTCCCGGAATAGGAACTGTACCGTATTTACCTCTAACATACCCAAGCACCTCTTTTGCTAGAGCTAGAGTGTATTCAAATATCCACTGTCTTCCTATGGAGTTAATTTGTTTATAGGTAGGATTAGCATATGGAACATTGGATACGTTTGTTACCGGTCCGGCAACTCCAGAATCTCCTGCTGGGTTTTGTCTATCGGAGTTTTTGATATACTGGAAGAATAGCTTTCCTCCGTCTACTGTTGGTATTGGGAAGAGCTTTAATTTGTTATTTATTAATTCAAAAGAGTATTGAGACTTTCTGATCTGATCGTTAAACTCAATTGCTTGGATCTTTTGAAGATCATAATTGATCGGCATTAATAAAAAGTTAATTGCCGGTGAGTAATTACCCCATCCAAACGTATCTAAAAGGTTCTGCATTCCAGTACCTGTTCCTGCATAAGGATCAAAATACCTAACAATGGCAGGAGGTGCCTGATAAAAGACTCTTTTTATTTCTATTGAATCTCCGGTATCTAAAGATGCTGAAGCTGCCGCCCAGGCATCTAAGTCGTAAACCTGCTGACCGTTAACAGTAGTTATAGATCCGCTATACCATTCAACGTTTCCTCCAACTCCTACCTCTTCACCGTACTGCTGGGACATCCTTATGATAGATGCCATATTCGGCTGGATTAAGGTATTATTAAAGTTAGATCCTGTTGATGCTCCTTCAACGTCTAGGTAATCCTGTCTTACTTTATAAGCGTAAACTTCGTTTCCGTAAGTTGTTACTGCTTCTTCAAAAGCTGTATAAAGATGGGTAGGTTGTAATTCTACATCTGATATCGGATATCCTAATCTACGGGCACAGAAATCTGCTACCTTATCAGCATCCATTTGAAACTGATAATCATAATCATAAAATCCAAAGGGTGTA